TATAGATGAATCATATTGGGAGGAACCATCCCATGAAGCGCCCGGACAATATCGCCAGTCATGCAAATCGCAGTGGCTAGATTCTCCCCTTGGATCAAGTCATTTCCATAGACCAATCCAGTCCCCATCTCGTGGAGAGCTTCAATGAAGATCAGATCCCAGTTCTTGGTGCGTGGTCTGTGGTCATCGCCAAGGAATGCAAAGTGATGATACTTATTGCGGAAATGGTAGGCGGCGGCGTTGAGTGGCTTCGCCATTCCTCGCCCATCTTTTGCCACCATGAAGATGTCACAATCTAAATCCAAATAGGCATCCATCTGGGGTTCATCATCATCCACAATCACGATGAGATCCGCTTCAGTCTCAGTCTCATCAAGTGAATCAATGAGATCAGCAATGTTTTCTGGGCGGTTCCTTGACGGAACCAAGATCACCATCTCGCGCATGGGTTCCTCTTTCAATAGATTTCCCCTGCAATAGCGGCGTATGCCGCCAAATCGACGAATGAATCGTTGTTGTACTTGTGAGCGAGCCTTGCCAGTTTCATCCCCACCATGCAAAGAGCCACTTGCGCTGGAGTAATTTCAACGCCAAGGATGACTGTCCAGATGTCTGCAATTCGCTGATGATTTGCCAAAGGTTCGCCATGTGCATCAAGTCTGTCCCCGTTGGTGAGATTGATTGCTTCCTGCAATATCTCTGTCCGATTCATGCGCTCGCTCATGATAAGGATTTCAAGAGATCCAGATCAAGAAGATCAGCATCTTCAAATTGATGATTGAAAATCTGCCGACCCTCTTTGCCTGTCATCTTTGGAGTATTTGCTTCTATCGTTTCCACCTTGCTCCATCCCCTTATTTCAATTTGTGGTTCTACTTGATCAACATCCTCAGCAATACACCAAAGGATAAAATCAGCTTTTTTCTTGATACTTGAGAGTTGGGTGACTGATACAGATCGCCCCAAATCTGCCCAATGTTTCCGACTCCATGTCTTGACTTCACATCGCCCGGCTTTTGTGTAGATGTCACATTCTCTGTTTTGGCTCGAGAGCTGCGGAGCGAAGTGATGATCCTTGAACCAATGGAATGCAGCGAACTCACCCAAGCGACCAACAAGATGGCTTCTGGGGTTGTTGAAGTAGTGACCTCTTTGGTTGGCAAAGGCTGTGGAAGTCATCTCTGCCAATGAAAGTGCAATGTTCTTGTGATCTTTGGAGAGGATATAGCCTGCCATTTGTTTCCTCACATAAGTTAGGAAAGTTCTTTGAAATTAGGCTTTCTTTTTTTCCTTCGCTAGCTCTGCATCAATTTCAGTTTGAGCGACTTTGGCAAGATTCATGGTGAATTGATCTTTGGGATTTGCATGGCGAAGGATGACAGGCAGAACGCCAGAGAAGAATGAGAGGATCTTGATGCTGGCGCTGGCATTCATGGCGAATGCTGTTGAAGCCACCGGCAGAGTCAAAGTTCCATAGGTGAGCAGGAGTGATTGAAGTTTCTTGGAATCAATCTTCATGATGTTTCCTTACTTTGTGGGAGTGAGTGTTGCCCAAGATGGTCTGGCGATTGCATGGATGGTCTTGCCCAAATAACGCTTTCTTTGATATGTGCCGCCCCCGTTTTGTTGGGATGCGTTGACTGCACCCTCTGGGCTGGTATTGCCTTCTATGGTTATGAGGAAGCCCTGCGCGGCATGATTCTCGGCAACAATCCCGACATGATCTGCAATGCCCTTCTGATCCCAATCAAAGAAGATGATGTCCCCGGGCTGTGCGCTCTTTGGATCCACCAGTTGATTCTTATCCTTGAAATACTTCACGCCACTGGGACAATAGATGAAGCCAGCAGAGTTGGTTGCAGCGATCAAAGAGGAAGCCTTGATCTGCCCAAAGCACCACGAGACGAAGCAAGCGCACCAAGGCTGACCTTGATCTGATTGCCCGGTTTTCGCTTTCCACCAATCCCAGAATTCAACGATGTTCCCAGACTTGCCATCAGCGCCACCCTTTTCGACAGTGCCAACCTTTGAGGAAGCAACCTTGACGAGATCCGCGCCAGTCACTTTGCTTCTGCCTTTGCCTTGAGAATTTCCACATCAATCTTGATTGATTGTTGATGTTCCAAAAGCTCTTCAACCTTATTGATCAAGCCAGTCTTCCCATCGTTATAAAGCGCGTATTCAATTCGGGAAAGTTTGTCTTCAATCCCTTCAGTGTGAGTCTTGATGGTGTGCTTGGCAATATATGACAAGCCAGCAATGACCGCAGCAGTTATGAAGAAGTAGGAATAGATGATTGTCGCTGTGTTTGAATCCATCGGGAAGAATCTCCTTGGGGTTGAAGGTTATGAAACTGGATCTGCTGGGGTTGGAGCAATAAACTTCTTGCCATCCCAAGTCCAGCCAATGCCAGCAGGATTGTTCTCTGTATATTCGATGCAAGTTGCATTGGTCACTGCTTCTGCAACTTCTTTGGTGTCAGCCACGATGATATTGCTGACTGAGTTTCCATTGATGACTGCCCATGTTGCCATTGTGTTTCCCTTTTCTCTTAGTAATAAATCAAGATTGCGCCAACGCCGCCAGCGCCAGCAGTTCCATTGGTGACTGAACCTTCTGCCCCAGCACCACCACCTCCACCACCATTGCCACCTGCTCCACCATTTCCTCCTGTGGTTCCAGCGCCAGCAGTTCCATTGGAGCCTGCTGCTGCAATACCACTTCCACCACCACCACCACCGCCACCTGTGCCACCCAAAGCGCCACCAGTGCCGCCAGAATATAATCCTGCTCCACCTGCTCCACCTGCGTTAGGACCACCGCCACCACCACCAGCGCCAGCGCAACCACCACCGCCAGCATAGATTCCAGCACCGCCTGCTACACCAGCGGCTGAATAAGCAGCCCCACCACCTGATGTTCCGAATGCTCCTTGTGCGCCACCGAATGAATAGTTTGAGAAGGCATTACTTCCACCAGTTCCAGCAATTGCGGAACCACCACCAAAAGCAAGCAGTCCGGCGCAATAACTCACTCCACCAATACCAGATGGAGCAGTCCCACCAGCTCCGATTGTGACTGCTGTGAATGCTGGAACATAGCCCTGAACAACTGCTCCTGCGTTACCGGCTGCTTGTCTGGCTCCGCCTCCACCCCCACCACCACCAGCAAGAACCACATACACCTGATTCACTGGGAATGAAAGACCAGTTTGAGATGTGGTGTAAGTGGCGCGTAAAGTCAATCCTACTGGCACTGCTGTTGGAAGAGTTGCTGGTGCGCTGACTGCTGGAATTGTTACTGAACCCATGATGTCTCCTTAGGTAAGAGCGATGCCGGAAATAAGGAAGTTGACGGAAGAGACAGCCGATGCGCCACCTGTGATTGTGTTGGTGGTCGCCAAGACTTGTTTCAAATCAATGAAAATTGTCGAGTTCGCTGCAATGGTTGTTCCAGTTGCAATCGATGTGTTGGATCCAGCAGTACCCATTCCAAGAGTGAAAGTCACTGATGAAGATGTTATGTTTGCAACTGCAATGTTGGTCACAATCCAAGTGGTTGAGGCTGGAACTGTTGCCAAGACTGTGGTTGTCGTTGTTGTTGCTGCCCCTTTGAAGAAGCTCGTTGGTGTCGTTGCCATAACTGATTTCGCTCCTTAGATTGCTTGCATGATTGTCAAAATTGCCATGTCATCGCCATAGCGAAGCCCAGTGGTTTGAGTTGGATCTGGGAGAAGATTCTGAGGAATGTTTCCGACTGCTCCATTTCCAACTGAGAGCTTGGTGTAAGTATTCGCAGCGGATCCGATAAAGATTTCACCCTTGGCAGATGGAGCAAGGAGATTGAGTGTTCCCCCAAGATCATTTAGAGAAGTTGCGTTGAGTGCGTTTCCGTTGACGAATACTGTTCCCGATGTCCCGGGAGCTGGAAATCCGACTGCCATTTTTTCTCCTTAGAAAGTACCCGGTGAAAGATCGATTGAAACACGCCATGAATTTGGAGTGATGTCATATGCCCACGATTCAATCAAGCAAAGATAAGAGAGCGTTCTTCCATCGACTGTTGTTCTTGCCACAGTTGCTCGATCTCCAAGATCGGTTTGCAGAACATTTGTCCATTGTGCGCCGATTCCAGAGCCTTCAAATGAAATCCGATCAACGCGAGTTGAAGGAAAGGCAGTTCGATTTGCATAATATCCAGCCATTGTTGCTGCTACTGCATTATCAAGCAAGGGAGCGTTCACATTCCTTGTGTATGTTCCAAATCGACCTTCAGAGCTTGCCACATCAGCAGTCTGAGTGACACCTGTTGTCTGAGTGAGAACGCATTGGTTGATGAGGAAATATGCGCCCGGAGTGGTGTGGATGTTGTCATATTCAATGGTTCCAGCGGCGCGAGTATCTGAGAGAGTGAATCGATTGGTTGTGGTTTGCAAATTCTCATAAGGAATGAGAACGATGTTCCCCGAACGATCAACATGAAATCTTCCGAATTCACATCTTGCTGCTTCTTCACAGAGAGCAAGAGCAGTTGTTGCAAAAGTTGTTGGCTGCATCTGGCGAGTTCCAGTCAATGAACGCGATCCAGTAGGAAAGGCAATGTTGTCCAAGATTCGACCAATGCGAGTTGCAGTGGTGTCTCCTGAGTAACTGCTGGCGATTGCTGGAAGTTGTCTAGCCCCAAGGATTGCAAGGGAATCAGTTGCAACGAAAGTCACGATTGGATCGAGAGAATTATCAACATCGATGTGTTCCACGAATCCAAGAAATTGAACATAAGTTGTTGCGGAGTATGTAGCAGAGACTCGGATCCCCATTCCTCTCATGAGAGTTGAGTATCCATACCATTGATATGTTGAAGAGCCATTGTCTGGATCGTAATTTCCAGAAAAATTGTCCAAAACAAGAGTCAACTGCCCCGGCTGATTGTTTTGATCCTCACGAGTTCGACCACGCCGAATGCTCATGGATCTGATATTTGTTGAAGGAACTGTCTGCCAGTTGGTTCCTGATGGAGTTCCCAGAACATCTGATCCAGCGAGTAAGGAAATTCCTAGCGTGAAATATGTCCGCCAACCATAATCAAATTCAACTGTGATGGATGGAGCATTTGTACCATCAAGAAGAGCCATGACTTACACTCCCAAAATTGCAGGATCAAGACCTCGGCGGCGCATGAGTTGAGCGATGTTATCTCTGACAGTAATTGCCAGATCCTTTTCTTGGATTACTGAACCTTGAACTTGAACGACAACATTGACTCCACCCATTCCACCCATCTTGCTCAAGGGAATCACTGCTTCACTTCCAGCTTCGCCAATCATGGCAAGAGTTGGAGAAGTCACAATTCCACCTTCAGCAAGCAAAGGAATGGTGGGAATGTCCACATGAAAATCAGATCCACCGATCAATGGAACCCATGAAGGAATCTTCACATGGATTCCGTCAATCGCTCTGATGACCATATTGATCAAGGAGATCAACCCATTGATCTCATCTTTCACTAAGCCAATGAAGCCCTTGATTCCACCCACAATTTTTCCAACAACATTTTCGATGAAGTGCCACGCATCTTGAATGACTTCTTTCACTGCTTTGAAAATGGTTGACCAATGATCAATGATGAATTGGATCGCCATTCCGAATGGAGAAGTTTTGGTGAAGAGATGCCAGATCAGTTCAACCTTGTCCTTGATCCAATCCCAAGCAACTTTGATCACATCTTTGAC